AAGGGTAAGACTAAAGAAGATTTTGAGTATGTGCCGAGAGATGCTAAGGCACCATATGGATATTATGTACGAACTTAAAGATTATTTAAATGATATAAACCATAGGAAGAAAAATCTTATGGATTCTGAGGACGAGTTTTGGGAGAAAAATTATCCAGCTTTTCCTGTGAATAGATGCCTCGGATCTCATGGTGATAGTTTATTCTATGCAAACGAAATGAATCGCTTACACTTCTTGGACAAGAAGCTCCAATTTGATTTTTTACTAAATAGTATTAGCAAACGAAAACGTTATGCGCCTTGGTTGCGAGCTGAGGAGGTAAAAAATCTAGAGCATGTAAAGGAATATTATGGATATAGTAATGAGAAAGCCAAACAAGCCTTAGATGTTCTTACCGACGACCAAATAAAAATAATAAAAAATAAATTGATTAGAGGTGGTAAGCATGGAACTGGAATGGACTCCCGACTTAATGTTAGAGGTAGGGTTGGTTGAACCTGATGATTTCCTTAAAGTAAGAGAAACGCTTTCCCGGATTGGTGTTGCTTCAAGAAAAGAGAATAAATTATATCAGTCTTGTCATATATTACACAAGCAAGGCAGATACTATATAGTACATTTTAAAGAGTTGTTTGCATTGGATGGGAAACCAACCAACATAACTGCAAATGATTTAGAACGAAGAAACACCATTGCGAGCTTGTTAGGAGATTGGGGATTAGTTAATATTGTTGGTGAATGTGGCGAAAAAGCTCCATTATCACAAATAAAAATAATTTCATATAGAGATAAAGATGATTGGATTTTGGAAACAAAATACAATATAGGTAGCAAAAAATAAATGGAGAATATATTATGGCGGTAAAGTTAATTAGATTGAAAAGCGGTGAAGATGTAGTAGCAGATATTGATGAAAATAAAGATACAATAACAATGGAAAATCCAACGGTTATTGTACCAATAAGTGATCCTAATAGCGAACAAGTTAGAATGGGAGTTGCACCTTGGGCACCATTTATAGCAAAACAAAAAGTGGAAATTTCTAGAGATTGGATTGTTTTTATAGCTGATGCTGATGAAGCTTTAGCTAGTAATTATAGACAACAGTATGGATCAGGTATTGTTGTGCCTGAGGTAAGCACTACAGCTCAACTGAATGGATAATATTTAAATAGTCTTGACTCCTTATTGTATGTGTGATAACATATAATATATGTCTGAAAACTTTTATACAAATATAATTCAGAAAGGCAATTCCCTTTTAATACGAAAAATAGCAGATGGGAAAAGAGTTTATGAAAAAGTAAACCATAAACCTACGTTTTATTTCCCTTCAAAAAATAAAAAATCAAAATTAAAAACCTTGTCTGGCGTTCCGGTAGAGGCAATAGAATTGCCTTCTATCTCGGACGCTCGTGAATTTTTAGGCCATTATAAAGAACAGCCTGGTCTGGTCTATGGAATGGAAAGGTATCCTTATGTTTGGATAGCAGAAAATTATGAGGGGTTTGTTGATTGGTCAATGGATAAGATTTTAATTATCACCATTGATATTGAAGTTGCAAGCGAGCATGGGTTTCCGGACCCAGAACATGCTGAAGAAGAAGTCCTTTCTATTACTGTTAAGAATCATAAGACTAAAAAAATTATTGTATGGGGTGTGTATGATTATAATAACACCCGTGATGATGTAGAGTATATATATTGTGTGGACGAGCGTGAGTTGCTCGAGCAATTTGTTGGGTTTATGGTAGAAATCCAACCAGATATTATTACTGGTTGGAACACTACATTCTTTGATGTGCCTTATCTCTCTAATCGAATCACCAAATTATTTGGTGATAAGATGAGGAATAATATGTCGCCTTGGAACGTTGTGTCTGAGGAGAAAGTGAATACTTTTGGTAGAGAGCAGACCAAATATAATATTTGGGGCATTGCTAATATGGATTATTTGGATCTATATCGCAAATTCACTTATAAAAATCATGAATCTTATAAGTTAGATTATATAGCTTTTGTGGAATTAGGTGTCAAGAAGGATGAAAACCCATATGAAACTTTCCGTGAATGGTATACTAAAGATTATCAATCATTCATTGATTACAATATTAAAGATGTAGAGTTAGTTGATGCTTTGGAAGATAAGATGAAACTTTTAGAGTTGAATCTTACTATGGCATATGAGGCTAAAATTAATTATATGGATGTATTCTCACAGGTTAGAATGTGGGATGTAATCATGTATAATTATTTGAGGAGTAAAAATATTGTAGTACCTCAACGAGACATTAATACTAAAGGCTCTAGATATGAAGGTGCGTATGTAAAGGAACCACTGACAGGTCAACATGATTGGGTTGTGTCATTTGATTTGAATAGTTTGTATCCACATTTAATGATGCAATATAATATATCACCAGAAACTATGATTTCTGAGCGATTTCCAAAAGGCATTAGTGTAGAAAAACTTTTAAATAAAGAAGTTGATACTAGTATATTGGGTGACAGGTTAACAGTTACTCCAAATGCAGCATGTTTTAGAAAAGATATTAGTGGATTTCTCCCAGAATTAATGGACTCAATGTATAAGGATAGGGTGAAGTTTAAGAAGTATGCTTTAGAATCTAAAAAAAGATATGAAGAAACGAAAGATAAAAAATATTTGAATGAAATATCGAAATATAATAACATACAAATGGCTAGAAAGATAGCACTAAATAGCGCATATGGAGCAGTCGGCAACCAATACTTTCGATATTATGATGAGAAATTAGCAACAGCAATCACCACATCAGGCCAATTATCAATTAGATGGATAGAAAAAAAAGTAAATGAATACCTCAACAAAATTTTGCAAACCGAAAATGAAGATTACATTATTGCATCAGATACAGATTCTATATATATCAGTTTTAGCGAATTGGTATCTCGATCTTTTGGCAATAGAGCTGGAGTATCTAGCGAACAAATCGTCAATTTCTTGGACAAAATCGCCAAAGAAAAAATTGAACCTTATATTGCTAAAAGTTATCAGGAGCTTGCAGATTATGTAAGAGCATACGAGCAGAAGATGGAGATGGCTCGTGAAGTTATTGCTGATAAAGGCATCTGGACAGCTAAGAAGCGATACATCTTAAACGTCCATGATAGTGAAGGTGTTAGATATGCAGAACCTCAATTAAAAATAATGGGCATAGAGGCAATTAAGTCCTCAACACCAGCACCCTGTCGGGATATGATTAAGTCGGCACTATCTTGTATAGTAAATAGTGATGAACAGTCTTTAAATTCTCTGATTCAAGCATTCAGAAAAAACTTTATGAAACTAAAGGCAGAAGAAATAGCCTTTCCGCGGTCAGTTAATGGTGTTAAAAAATGGGGTGATAAGTCTAGTGTGTTTAAAAAAGGAACACCGATGCACATTAAGGGTGCTTTGATTTATAATCATCTTTTAAACAAAAATAATTTAAATACTAAGTATCAATTGATTCAAGATGGTGAGAAAATAAAATATCTACTTCTTAAAACACCAAACACAGTACAAGCCAATTGTGTTGCATTTCTTGGTGAACTACCTAAAGAATTTGATTTGCACAAGTATATAGATTTTGATACTATGTTTGAAAAGTCATTTGTGGATCCACTTTCATTGATTGTGGATGAAATAGGCTGGAAGATAGATAGAAGTTATGGCACCCAGAGAACTTTGGAGGCGTTGTTCGGATGATATTTGATAAAGAATTGTATTCATATTTGGGTGAACATTGTAACACCAATGGTGTTCCTGTTTTAAATACAGGTGAGTTTAAATATTGCACAGAAAAATATGGTAAAGATGTTTTTCGGGAAACATTATCTGTTTATATTTCAGAAGAACGTCCGCCATTTCCTTTTAAAGAAATATCATTCGGTGAGATGGTAGATAGTTTCCGTAAGCTTAAGAAGGCAGACTATACAAAGTTCATCACACCTACAGATCAGTTAGAACGTGAGGTGTTTGAAAAGTATGATGACTACAAATATAATTTTGCAGAACATGGTTTGGGTCTTATAGATACACCATCTGTATATAATACCTGTAGTGATTACTTTATGAATCATTTACGATTGCGTTGCGGTTCATATAGTTTCAAAGCACCTGCACAAGTTTGGGAGGAAGGAACTGCAAAAGAGATATGGCGTTCTATTGGGGCAATTTGGAGAGGAATTAATGGTAAAGAAGAATTAACTCCTGCTGTTTATATGTCAGCTTTTCGTTTAGGTACATACATTGCAACACAGTTTAAACCTATTGTGGCCAAGACTATCTACAATATGACCAATGCAAAGACTGTACTTGATACCTCTATGGGTTGGGGTGATCGTCTTGCGGGTTTCTTTGCATCAGACGCAACACATTATATTGGTTGTGATCCAAATCCAAATACATTTAAAGTGTATTGGGAAATGGTAAGAGAGTTTGATAACCTTGCACCAGGCAAG